ATTTTCTGCTGTTTCTGGGCGTTCCTGGATGCAATTTTATTTATATCTTCCATAACCTCATCTATTGCCTTTTATATCGTTTCGAGAGTCACCCCAACCTTTCAACGCCCTCATTCGGCGCTTGTAGAAAACATTTTGGGTTTATCTCAAAATTTTTCTTCGACACACGACATCGTCCCATCTCACAAGGTCGAGTTAGTTGTCGTTTCTTGATTGTAGCTCATCTAAGATTTCTTCTTCTTTTATATCGAAGTCCATAACAAATGGTTTTTCACATAGGTCAATCATACGCCATTTTAACTCGTCTTGAGAATCTACGATTGACTGAGATGTTTTACGAACTTTGTTTCCTACTGATTTTAATACTTCTTTAAATGTTTTCACTCTACTTCCTTTATGAATATTTGATAACTTCCTTTTATTATATATAGTACTTTTTTACTTATTGAAGTAAGGTCGTAATCATTTATCTCATTAAAGGTAATCCATCTCACTTTCTGATGGACATTGAGCTTTGGTTTTCCACTCTCATATTTGATTATATATGGATAAACCATCACACCATCAATCTCTCTTTCGGGTATGTTATAATAGGGAAATATCTCTATATCTAACTCCTCTTTCCATTCTCTTTTGATTGCGTCATAATCAGATTCACCTTCCTCGATTTTTCCACCAGGAAGTTCCCATTGGTTGGGACATATACTATCTGATTCTAATCTCTGACCTATAAGGACTTTATCCTCGTCCAATAAAGCCCCACAAACTATCTTCATCTTGTTCCCCATCATCTTGGATTATACCAAGGTCTTTGTAGTTAATCGGAATGTCGTATTTCTTACACATAAGAATCATCATTTCCGTTGCTTTTATCATTTTCTCTGGATGTCTATTCCAAAGTATTTGATGCATTAATGTTGAGTCAAAACTCATTGTATATTCGGTATCTGAAAGTCAGACCAATCTCTACCCTTTAAATTTACATTATCGAAGTAGAATGTCCACTCGTGTTCACCTGCCCATATTTGTTTTGTGAATCCACTCGGTATAAGTGCTCCACCTTCTACATATTCGGGTTCATTATCAAAGTGTACTATCACATTCACTTTCACCTCTTCAAATACCTTGGATAAGTCTCGTTCAAATCTTTCGAGTTCTTTCCATGGTCCTCTGTTTAGTGATTCATGTTGGAGTGCACAATTCAGATAATTAAATGTTTCTCTGAGTGTTTCTTTGTCAAAACAATTAAATGCTGCTGCGGGTGCCATATGACCTTTGTCATATACATTTGCTTTGTAGTCATCATTGTCTGAAGTCTTATATCCCTTCGGTTTCCAAAAGTCCATTCCACTTCTACTGATTTCACCCGTTGGACACATTATCTTGTATGTTACTTGAAGTGGTTGTTCATATTCTTCACTATAAACAACATCATATAGTTCACCATCGTAATTTACAACTTGTGCAGATACACTCAATGTACCTACTAACATAAAGAAGATTATGGCGAATACCATAAAGTAATCTATTAAATCGAATTTATTTTTCATAATTTTAAAATTTACCATGGTTACACTTTCCACTAAGATAGTATTCATTTGATATCTTAATGCCTAACCATATGTCTTGGAAGAATTTCTTTATTTTTTTCATTTTCTTGCCAATACCTTATACTTAAGTGGTGGTCTGTTTCTCTGATATTGTTCCATGGTCCACCTAAGTCTGTCTGTTTTTACCATGAAAATATTGTCCTCACCCTGCTCTGGGTCAATGTACTTGATTTGTATCTTGTAAGTTTTAAATTTAGCCATCCATTTCTAATTTTCGTTCAAAATAATCTGCAGAATCTTTTATCTCTGGATTCTGTCTTATTGTTTGCATAGCAATCATATCTTTCATCTTAGTTGTTGACCAACCATGTGCTCTTGTTGTATAAACAACTTTTGGTGGTAAGTCATCACCTGTGAAAGGTTTTCCAATGTAATCCTCACCTAAGATTCTTACATCGGGTTTGAAAAACTTAATCAAATCGTAAAGTTCTTCTTCTGTCTGATATACATATACTTCATCGATATATTGGATTGCCATCAATGTACGATATCTTTCGTATAATGGTATAACAGGTTTATATTTAGATTTTCTGTGTAGACTTGGGTCTCTCTGAAGAAATACTATAAAGTGGTCACAATGTCTCTTTGCCTCTTGGAATGTGTAAATATACCCAGGATGAATCAAATCAAAGTTTCCTGCAGTAAATCCAACTATTTTATTTTTTTTCACTTTTACCTTTTAATAATTTCTTTGTCTGTTTCCTTAAATCAGGCGGAAGGTCCACATTTCTAATTTTTAATTTGGTCTCTTCCTCAACTCGTTGTACACAAAATTGTCTTTGACTTTTGTTTCCTCTACCCCATAACCAACCGATTGTATCTTTGATTCTGTTGATTTCATTTTCGAGTTCTCTTAAGTTTCTGGTCAACAAGATTTCATCATTCTTATCCATATTATAGTCAACCTCATATTCTGCTGCTAACTCTAACATTTTTCCCAAATCTTGTTTTTCATATGCCTCTTTAACCGATTGAAACTCTTGATGTTCCCCACCTAATTTATCTGGATGGGTCTTAGCCGCGAGTCTCTTATATAGATTCTTGACCTTTTTCGGAGCGTCCCTAAGTAGTTCTCTCTGTTCGTCAAGTTTCCGTTGTTGTTTTTCTCTCTCTTTCTTTGCATTCTCAAAGTGTGTTGCTGGGTTTTCGAATTCTTTCTGATTCTTTGTATTTTCTATCTTTGCTGCTTTTTTATAGTATTTATCAAAATATTTGTCAAAATCAGTTGTGTATTTTTCAAAGTCGTCTCTTACATCTTCCAACTCTAATTTCAAATACTCATACTTTAACTTTAATATCTTGAGTTTTCTATCCACTATTCATCCTTCGAAGGTTCTTCTACAATCATACATTCAGTAGTAAGTAGAGTACCTGCGACAGAAACTGCTTTTTCAAGTGCCGTTCTTGCAACTTTTGTTGGGTCGATAATACCTTTTTCAATCAAATCACCAAACTCTTCATCTACTACATCATAACCCATTGTTGATGAAACCTCGGTTGGTGCTGATTCAAATCTGTCTAATATCACATCAGGTTTTAATCCTGCATTCTCTGCAATAGCTTTGAATGGTTCATCACACGCTTTTAAAATAACATCAATACCTTTTTGTCTATCTTCATTTTCTTCAACAAGTGACCCATTAATCATTTGTCTTGCGTGAATCAATGCAGCTCCACCACCTACAACAATACCTTCTTCAACTGCTGCTTTAGTAGCTAGAAGAGCGTCATCGATTCTATCTTTCTTCTCTTTCATTTCGATTTCTGATTGTGCACCAACTTTTAGTACTGCCACACCACCACTTAATTTAGATAATCTTTTCTGAAGTTTTTCTTTTTCAAAATCAGACTCACTTGATTCAATCTCATTTTTAACCTGAGTGATTCTAAGTTCTAAATTGTCAGTATCACCATGTCCACCTACAATAACACTTTTGTTTTTTGTAGATATGATTCTATCACAAGAACCCAAATCGTCCCAAGTGATATCTTCTAATTCTTTACCAACACCACCAAAAACTACACCACCTGTCAATGCACCCATATCTCGTAGAATCTCAGTTCTTTCATTACCAAAACCAGGCGCTTTTAGTGCCAAACATTTCAAAGTCTGTCTTGCTGAGTTTACAACCATAGTTGCCAATGCTTGTCCTTCAATCTCGTGAGCAATAATCACGATTGGTTTATTCTTTGAGGATGCGTTCTCAAGAACACCAACAATTTCATCCATATCAGAAATCTTACCATCAAACAATAGAATGTTAGGATTTTCATGAGTTACATTAAGTTTTTCTTGATTATTAATAAAATAATGTGATAAGTAACCTCTATCAAATTCAAGTCCCTCAACGATTTCAAGTTCGTCATCTGCTGAGTTACCTTCTTCAACCGTGATAACTCCATCTCTACCAACTTGATGCATTGCCTCACCAATCATATCACCAATGGTTTGGTCACCATTTGCTGATATGGTTGCAACTTGTTTGATTTGTTCGTTGGTGTCTACATTGATAGAAATATTATCTACTAATTTATTTACAAGTTCTTTTGAAGCGATATCCATACCTCTTCTAAGTTCGATAGGATTTGAACCTGCTTTTACCTCATCCATACCTTTGTTAAAAATATATTGAGCCAATACAGTAGATGTTGTTGTTCCATCACCTGCGTTATCTGCAGTTTGTTGAGCTGCCTCTTTAATAACTTGTGCACCTACATTTTTAGTGTTGTCTTCAAATTCAATAGATTTTGCAACAGTAACACCATCTTTTGTAATATGTGGTGATGCTTCAGTCTGAATCACTACATTTCTACCTCTTGGTCCTAATGTTACTTTTACTGCATCTGCCAATTCGTTGACACCTTCTAAGAGTTTACTTCTTGAACTCTCACCATGAAATACTTGTTTACCCATAACTTATTTACCTTTTTTTTGTTTTTCTCTTGCTTGTTTAATTTGTTCTGCTCTCCATTGAGGTTGTTTTCCACGAATGTTTCCACGGAGATTATGGAAACAATTGTAACACAAGAATCTGATATTGTCCCTTTTGTGATTGGTCCAATCATCATCCATGTGGTCAAGAATCAAAGGTATAGTTCCATCTGTAACCCTTTTTTCATTGTAACCACAATTGTGACATTCATGCGGAAAATTTAATTCTTCTTTATGTGAATTGTTAATTAATCGTTTCTTTAGTAAAAAAACAGGATATTTAGGATGTTTACCATCTAATATATCATTCAATGCGTATTTACCTTGAGTTACATTATATGGTTTCTTTACACCCTTACCTCTTTGATTCTTATGTAAGTCCCAAAGATTTTTACCTGATTCTTCGTCTTTATATAATTTAGAATATTTTTGATATGTAGTCAACGACACATTTAAGAATCTTGCTGCGCCTGAGTTTGACTTTGAGTTCTTCATCGCATACCGAATCTGACTCTCTGTTAGGTTCAAGGGAGTTCGTCCCTTTCCTAAAACATAACCATTCGGTAATTTAAAACCCTTTTTCATATCTTTCATTTATATATAAATATGGTCTACCCATATTTTTGTACTATACTTTCCAAAAATTGGAATTCTTTGTAACTTAAGGTCATCCTCTTTTTCTCTATCTTCTGCCTTAAATCATACAATTTCTTTTTATCTTTATATTGGAAAATACCTTTTATATGTTTTGGATTAGAATATAGAATTTCTTCTGCACTCCTCACATAACTAAAGTGTCGCCAAAGTTCTTTTTCTATTATCATTTCCATAATACCTGAACACCTAATAATAGAGTAGCTAATACTAATGATACTGCGACCTTTGGAGTGATTCCTTCATTGAAGAACTTTGCAACCATGACTGCGTACACAACCATACCCACACCAAATCCTAAGAATCTTGCAGGCCATAACAATCCATCAAAACCTTCTACTGCGTATTTAGTTCCCCATATATAAAAGTATGATATTGGTATACCAAATAATGCCAGTAGAAAAGTATTCTCTTTAAACCATTCCCACTTGAATTGTCCATTTAGTTGAAAGAACACTGCGATGTGTCCTACCAAAAACCAAAATAAACCCAACAACACATACCTATTCATTATCCGTTGATTTTCATTAGTATTTCTTGCTCTCTGTATAGATTTACTTTTTCACCATCTAACTTAAGTTGGATTCCTGTATTAGGTACAATTACCATATCACCAACTTTTAATTTCATAGGTATTTCTGTACCTGTTGAGGTAAATATACCACTACCAACTGCGAGTACTTCACCTTTCATCTGTTCTTTGTTAGATTCAGGTTTGTATAACCCACCTTTGGTCTTTTCCTCTTCTTTGATTACTTTGACTAAAACATAGTCATTTAGTGGTTCATACGATTGCCACCACTTCTTTTTTGCAGTCTTTGCCATAACTTCTTTCTAATTTGTTTACAATATACAACTTTTTTTTGATATATACAAGTATTATTCTTGATTTCTTTTTAGTATCTCAATCACTTGTCTTAAATCTTCTGAATCACGGAATACTATTGCATTGTCCGTAATTGTTACTTCCAACTCATTATCCCACTCATCAGTAGTATTTGATTGGAATTCAATCTCATCGATTAATAATGAATAAAATGCTGGTGGTTCGAACTCTTCAAATACACCATCCATGTTCACAACACTATATTCGTTATTAACTGATGTCTCTTCTCTATCGAAACCTAATTCGATGAGGTCTTGTTCAGTTATCATCATTATATTTTCCCCGCGTCTAACTTATCAGTATTATTAATATCTTCAATTAATGACTCAATTTTTTCCTTGGTTAAATCTATGAAACCATCTTCTAACAAACCATATACTTCCCAAAGATTGTCTACAACTAATCTTTTTGAACATAAAGGACTTTTTGCTTTGATTTCTTTTCCTTCAATTAACCAATCTTTTACATCGTCTCTTAAACTCATGTTACCATAATTATACCGTTACACTATCAAACCCACCATTCTTGTCAACAATAATTCCTTTTGCTCTGACTTGAGAAGGATTTTTATCACTTTTATTGTTGATTAAGATTCTCTCAGCTCTACCGATTCCCATCACTAACTGATGGAATGGTATTCCTAAGATATCCATTTCTTGAATTGTATCGTCTCTCAAAGACTCAGGTCTTGCGGTAGTCAATACAATATGGTGTCCACTTTTGAACCATGAAACCATCTTGTCAACTACACCAGGCAATGCCTTAGATTTGAAAGGGTCAATATCATCGAAAGGTACTTGGTAAACCAAAGTCCCATCGATATCGCTAAAAATTGTTTTACTCATATTTTCTCATTTTTACAGTACTAAAGTACAAAATTTATTTATAATTTCCAAACTTTTAATGTTAAATAATTGTTAAATTTTACCAGTTTTCTCTTCTTTTTTGTTCGTCATCCCACACCCAACTCATCAATCTTGTTTCTTCTACATCATGCAGAACGATTGTTTTATCTGTAATTTTACTATCGTAGAAATATTCATATCCAAAACAAGCAACATCACCTTCTATTTCTTGAATAATTCTATCAGAAAACATCTTACAACCATTTGCCCAATTTATATCGTGATAAGTGTCCATTAATTGATAAATCATTCTTGCGCCAGGCGTTGAACCATATACAGTACAATCGAATAGTGTATTGTTTGCTTGAGTTGGTTTCAAACCTGTAAAGAATGTTATATTTTCTGAAAGTTGATTTAGAACAATATCAAATGATTGAACTGGCTTACAATCTGCATCACAATATATTCCACCATAGTCTCTAAGTAATAGTAATCTAATTCTATCACATATAAATGCCCATCGATATACATCCGGCTTTTTGAGATAATTTATTAAGTATGGGTCATCTTTGTACATTTCAAATACCTCATTACCCCAAACTTTACAATCATAATCAAGATTTACTACTGCCATGTCATCAGTAAACTTTTTGATATAATCAGGTATGGGTTTTTCACCAATCCATAGTTGGTGTATTATTTTAGGTATTTTTGTTTTCATATACTTAAGTGTCCTAATTTTTCGTGTAACCTCTTCATGTGTTTACATGGTGAATAGGGTCTAAACTCTCTTGCTTTACATTCACAATCTGATATGTGGTAATCGATAACAGTTACATTGTAATAAGACAATTTACCTGTCTTCTTGTTACGACTACCCATTTCTCTATACTGCCACTTCCTCATCGTCTATTTTTTTCATTAGTAAATCATACGACAATTCAGTTGGTTCTTGAAATAGAACCTCATGGTCACGATACTCAAACTTTTCCAAGTCATTGGATTGTTCCTTAACTATCTCAGTTAGTTTACCTTCCAAGTCATCGGTATACATTACAACATCCGTTGCGACTTCCATTGTGAACTGATGTCCACCTTTCGGTTTCCAATGAGTTCGTCCCTCATGGAATCCATAATTCTCATAATACTGAGTATCAATTACAATCTTTGCCATATTTCTTAATTTTTAATGAACAATAAAATCTGTTAACTCTTCACCGATACCAACTCCGTTTTTAGTTATCTCATAACTGGGGTCCATACCTGAACTAATTACTGAATCAACTAGCTCTTGAATCGTATCAAAACTTTTATCATAATAACTACAATCTAAACTATACATATTTTTTATTTTTAACATGGACAGAATATCCATAATGAAACATATAACAATGCGAAAACTCCACCTATAAACAAGGTAGAAACAATTGCCTCTACTGGGTTTTCAATCAAATATTTTACTGCCTCTTTATTAAATTCGTACCAATCTTTCATATTTTTTACTTTTTAGTTTTTAAAAAAAAGGTGGTTTGTTTCACAGGTTTTTGTCCCTTAAGTCTAACCACCTTAAGAAAAGACTTGCGTTTCTTTATGCAAATGAGCCACTATTGATAAACTTACTAACAACTCCGTATTCTGAGTGACTTAAAGCGTCATACCAATCTGATGCCACCTCATCTTCTACAAGAGATATCGGACAATCAAAGTCTGGCTTGTTGTTAACAAATGATGGATAAACAATTCCTGTGTTGGTATCGACCCAACTTCCTACTGATTTCAATTCTACTAAATTCATATTTTTTAATTTATTACTCATTATTACACTACTAATATCGTTAATTTTTTTGACAATTCCAAATTTTTAATGTTAAGAAATTGTTAAATTTTATACACATCCCATTATTGAATCGATGTTCTTAAGAACACTTTTACTCATGTATTCTTTATTCCAAGATAACCAGCCACCTTTTTGAACAACCTTGTCAATATATTCTTGAGTGTTGTCATTTTGGTGAGTGTAGTTCTTACTGATTTCACACCACTCGTTCCACTCTTTTATCCAATATTCTTTTGAACCCCAATTAGGTTTGTTCTCAATAAAGATGTAAGAAGGGAAATACTTTAATGGAGTGCCATTGTCAGTAGTTGGTGAATCTTCTCTCATTTCGTACATATCAATCATACCATTGAAAGTACCACCTTGTAAGACACCTTTCCAAGTCTCTATCTTTTGAAAATCAATAGGGTCTACTTTAGAACCATCTTTCTTACAGACATTCACTCTTACTGAAGAACCACCACTATAAACATCAGAAGTAGCGGAACAAACTAAGTTAGGAAAGTTTTTCTTGACATATTGTTTGATTATCGAAGCGCAATACTTTGCTCTCATTTGGATGTAAGTTTCGTCATCCCATTGAGTTGAACCTTTTAGTACTAATGCTGCTTTTGGTAATTCGTAGATATCACCATTGATTGTTAATTTGATTTTTTTACTCATATTTTTTAATTTATATTTACTATTTCTCATTCTTACATAGTAAAGATAGTGAAAAAATGTGGTTTCGCCAAATTTCTAATGTTAAATAATTGTTAAATTTTACCTAAATTTGAATTTTTTTCGTGGTTTTTCCCACATATCATAGACTTCGTCTTTTTCATATCCAAAATTAACATAATCATCGTAAAATCTATCATAACAAACTTGTCTAAGGTGTTCTTCATCAAATGAAACTCTTGGAAAGACTGATTTACCTATAAATGGAATCTCAAAATCATCAGGCATAAACCACAACTCTTTTAAGTCTTCTTTAATACTTTCTGCTCTGATAAGTAAATCTATTTGTGGTCCAACATTTTTGATTCCATTCCATAATCCCCACCCATTTATCCAATCTTGTGACATAGATTGTAGAGATTCTATTGGTCCAGTTTTAGGGTCATCAATTTCGTGTTGTTGTCCTGAGTATGCGTACTTCCAATAACTTAACCACCTATAATATGGATGTCTGATACTAGCTATGTGAATATAATCATCACCTGCCTCTTCAGGCCAAATGTTTACATGAGTAAAATTAGATGGATGTTCTTCACTTGGCCAATCAGGGTTTAAATCACAATGTTCTATAAAAATATCTCTTACAGACCTTGATGCAACCTTTGCAGGTGCAGTCCATACAAATTTGTATTTGTGACTTATATTTGCACCCCTTTTTTGACTATCAAATGACATTATCTCTCTGTATTAAAAAAGAATGTTTGGAATAATCTTCCATCGTATTTGTCTCTACCAAAGTAATCTAAAGACTGATGAAAGAAATCACCTCTGTAAATTACTAATCTGTTATAGACATTTGCTAATCTTTCAGTCATTTCCCATTTTGTCATGTCTTGGGAATCTTTGTAAATTTCATCCATTAGTTCTTTATCATAAGAACCATCGTCTTTTAGTGGATGACTCACTAAGCCAGTTTCTTTGTGTTTAAATAAACCTGTTCCTGCGCTCAATGGGGCGTTTGGTGTTAAGTAACAAACTCCTGCCCATCTCGTTGTATTATCACAATGAATCCAACTTCTTTCTCTTGAAGTTGTGTATTGATATGCTCCTGTATATTCATCACCCCAATCAATAATTCTACCCCATTGTGGTGACAATATACCTTCAATGGTATCCATTACTGATTTATTAAGAAAGGGTTTTGTTCTTTGTCCTGGGTAGTTACCTCTGACACCGAAGTCTTGTTGTAGTGCGAATTCTCTTACTTCATCTACATTTGAGTAAAAGTCATCAACAATGTATGCGTTTACATTCATAACTTTTTTCTAATAATTAAATTGTTCTAAATCTTCTCGATGAATTCCAATATATTCTTGGAGTTGCTCCTAAGTACTTTTTTTTATGAAGTCTTTCATTGAAATCGTTACGAGTCTGATTTAGTTGTGTGTTTCCGTTTTGTTGTTCTTGATTTATCATTAATTTATTTCATATACTTTGTTATACTTTCAGGTGCGTTGTCTTTAACCCACGCGAATAGTAACATTTTCCAACTAATTTCTGGCAAAATACCCTTACCTTCTCTTTTAACTGGCAGAGATAAGAATCCTTTTGCTATTCCTTCTACATTGTTTCCGTCTGCGTCCTTGTAGAATACCGTATGTTTTGGGTTGTTAAGAATCACATCAACCCTACCATTTAATCCATTTGGCATTGCCTTTGTTATAAGACCCCAAACAGTATTTGCTGCACCTTCATGAGTTTTTAGTAAAATATCTTCAGGCACCATTCGTTCTCGTTTTCTATTATTTTCCATTGCGGTTACATAGTTAGTAAGTACCCATGTTAAGTGAATATTTTTAGACTGATATCCGGCTTTCTTTAACATTGGAATTACATTTGTAATATCTGTGACATCTTTTGCGGTGATGTCAAACATGATATTAGGAAGTGTTTCAGGATTATCTTTTCCGACTAATAGTTTTTCTAAGGAACTATCTTTGATACCTGTTGCTTTTACTAATTGATGTAATGCTCTAACATGGTCAGGTTTTTTTAGTTGTAAGTTTCTTAACTGAAACCCTTGTGATTGTAAACTTCTGATGTTTTCTATTTCTTTTGCTGGAATGTTTCTACCATATTTCTTTATGATTTGGTCTATTGATGTTTTACCTAATCTATTTAAGATTTGAAGTTGTTTTTTCATTTTATCGACATCACGAACTTTAAATGCGGTATTATCTATAAAATGTGAACTTGAGAAACCTTTACCACTACCTGCACCACCTGCTAAAAAGACAACTTGACCATAAGGTTTTCTTTGATTGTATACAATTAATTTTTCATCTAATTGTTCTTCTGTGATTACTTCGTATATTAAATCTTTAATCATTTATACCCTTTTCTGAAACTTTCGTTTTAATCTTTTCTGTTTCTCAGTTTCTTCTCTTACGGAGTGTACACTATCTGCCGAACCTGGCTGACCTTTTACTTTATAGGGAAACATCTTATTTAGTTTATCCTGGCGTTCATCACACCCACAATCGTCTGCTCCTGCCACTTCTGCAATCTTTTCAGCAAGTTTATCTAACTTTGTGGCCGATGTGATTTTTTTAATTGTATCACCCAATCCTTTTGATTGTTCATTCCATTTCATAATTTTCACCTATTTCAACATTGAAACCATCTTTAAGAAACAATTGATATAGGTTTTCAACCATTACCATGTCCCCTGTATAAATATCACACTTTCCATTATTATGTACTATTTGAGCTATCGATTGTCCCTGTGTCATTGGATACGACAAATACTTTCTTAGTACTCTAATAACATCCTCAAAAGAGTGATGGTCATCATTTAATAAATATAGTGTTGAATTCATAAATCATAATAAATTACATTTTCTATATCGTATTCATTTTTATACTTTTCAACATATATTGGTACTTCGATACTTGCACCTATAACTGCTTCAACTTTTACATCATCATTTGTTTGTACATAAACTATAAACTCTTCCTCAAACATTGGGTCAAGTTTTTTTACTACTATTTTCATTTGGTCTCTCCAACATATCCATTAGCTCTTTAATGTGTTGACATTTAGTATAATCTTCTATATCTTCATAGAAGTTTAACATCTTGTTCAACAAGCGTTTTTTAGTAGACAAATCAATGTAATCAGGATTATACAATAAGATATCGTAAACCTCATCCATTGCCTTTGTTACATATTCTTCAGCCATAAATATATTTTGGAAAGTTAATAAAACTACATTTTTGCGATAGCTTCAGAGAAAATCCACCCTAATACACCAATTAGTCCACTAAAAAGTACCCAAAGTGCCTTTACAACACCACTTTTCCACTCTTGAAGTTTATCTAATTCGTTTTTTAATTCTGATATTTCTTCAGGTAATTCACCTGCATTTTTTCTGAATTCAGTATTTTTGTTTACTCTGACAATTACACCATTTTCTGGATTAAGTAAGGTATATTTTATATCTGAGAAATCTTCCTTTAAATCTTGTTGAAACTCATGTAGAGCATTGATTGTTTGTTCCATTCGTTTAAGTTCACCATTTGGTAACTTAGTTTTCATCTTCCCAATCTCTGCGAGAATCTCGTTGAGTATGTCTTTTTGTGTACCTGCCATTGCGTAAATCCCTTTTATTTTTATAAATATGAAGTTTTATACCAAATCGCAGCTTTACTATCTGATTTTTCGTGTTCTGGTCTATCTTTTGTAAAGTAATATAATGCGAATGAATATCTTGATACTTCCTCAGGACAAACTAATGGTGTTGGGTGTCCATGTATTGAGTCATCCGTTGTATTAAATATTACTGCTCTATTAAATGTAGGTAGTATAGATTTTACCTTAACTAATGGGTCTTTTTCATATAAATCTAAATGACCATTATAGTTCCAATTTGGAGTAAGATATAATAGTAAGTTAATTCTTCTCCAGATATCTTTGTTTGGATGTTTGTTATAGTCTGAATGTAATTCTAATCTACCACCATTTTTAATTTTGTGAATTCCACCACCTTCGAAGTCAACATCTGCAATCAAATCTTTTATGCCTGTTAAATTCTCTAAAAATAATAAAAATGGTCTTGAGTTAAAATATTGTAAACATTTCCAAACTGCGGGCATATCTGATTCTATTCTGTTTTTGGAATCTGTATCGAATGGAGTCCACCATTTATTTACCTGCGAGTCCCTTTCGTCTTCAGGATATCCCATCATAGAATCAAACATCCACTCTTGATGTTGAGACATTTGATTGTAACATTGTAACGCCAAGTCTTCTGGTATGAAGTCATCAATGACAATATGTGGAAACGGATTTGCTAATGCGTAGTTTGACCTACAACTATCAGCCAATGATTTGTTTATCATAACTTATTTGTATATAATTCTTGTATATAATTCTCTAATATTTCTTTTCTCTGACTTGGTTTAAGATGTTCTACTGCAAGTACAGATTTGATTCTAACATTAGGATATTTTTTCTGTAATTTTTGTACTGCTCTTACATTCTTGATTGAGTCATCCATGAATGCGATATCAGTATATCCCTTCTCAATATGTTTCTCAATCCAATCTGCTTTGTCTTTAGGATTATTACTTGCTAATGTGACAGGATAAACATCCATACCATAAGTGTCTTTGAAAAACTTTCTGATTGGAAATCCTAATGCTCTTGCGGTTAATATTGTTACCTTTTTTTCTGGATTAGATAACATCTTCTGTAATAATTTGAAATTCTTTTTGATTACTTTAGGATTGTTCAACATACTATTGAAATCTCTAAAGTCAAACTCATCACCCCTTTGTGGTTTGTATTTTGCGTATTGTCCAGGGTCTAATGTAGTTTCTGTACCATCTTTATGTGTAACATAGATATATGCGGTACTCTTTGCGAGTGTATCATCAAAATCAAAAACTCTTAATACTCTACCCATAATTTATCCTTTTGAATAAATATACGAAAATATTCGCAAATATCCAAACTTTTATTTGATTTTCTTTAGGATAGGTTCGTAATCTAATGCTATCGTATATTGTTCTCTATGTCTGTATGCGATAGGTACAAATCTTTGTTTTGTTCTCTTCGATGCGAAATCTGCCAATTGTTTAGTGATGTCATCTTTTGATATACTACCTAAACTATCAATCTTATCTAAATCTTTTGAACGACTTGGGATACAAGTTAAAGTTGGGCCTATACCCATAAAATCTGAACTAACCAAATTAAAATTAAACTCAACATATTGAGATGGCATTTGTGCATCTTTTGCGTTTGATGTTAATACAACCTTTGCTTTTCCATGAAAGATAGGTCCTTCGTTTAATGGTTGCTTTCCTTCGTTTAGTATGTCTTTTAATTTTATCATAATTTCCTAATTTAATTTTAAGCTACTTAATATTGCGTAAGTTATTAATGAAAATAAAAGGCCATTCAATATACTTTCGTGATGTTCTTGTTCTGTTTTAACTTTTGGTTTACAACAATCATCTGAAAGTGGTTTACTTGTTCCACATCCAAATAAAAGTATTGAACTTAATGATAATGCTATGGCCTTTTTTCTCATAATTTTAATCCTTTAATCTAACAAGTAACCATAAGGTGTTGCGTCTATATCCAATCCTATTGGATAGTTTTCTAATCTTAAATCAACACTCATATTTCTTTGAATGTATGGATTGTAAAACTCACCTACGGCAGTTAAACAAATTAATCCATCGTGTACATCCATTACTTGAACATCATTCCAAATAACATATTCTTGGTCACCTGGTATTTCAACACCTGCGTATTTGTTATCAGGATTTTCCCAAGTGTATTGTCCGATATCTAATAACGCTCCGTTGTCGTCACCATCTGAATCTAAAACATACAATGCGAAGTGTTGTCTATCTAATCTTGGTTCACCATCATCTACTTGTAAATACAGAATGAATATTTTCTTAATAGTATCGCCAATGTATTTTACACCACCAAATGTTTTGATTTGTGCATATCTTTCATTTGGGTCAAAAGATTCACCATCGAGTGAAATCTCTAATACAGGTTCTAAAACCTCTTCTTTAGTACATCCTAATGTGATTAGGAATATACTCATTAATAATAATAATTTTTTCATTTTTCTATCTCAACCTTGCTCTATATGGTATGTCATTTTCTCTCCAAAAAGCGTTTAGCATACTATGAAAGTTTTTGATAAGTTTTATCGCTTCTTTCTTCTTTTCAGGTGTATGGGTATCTAATCTTCCTTGTGGAATAATTCCTTTTGTAAATTGACTGATTTTAAATATACCAACCTCATTTACAGGTTCAGTTAGATTATCACCACCATCTTTACCTTTTCCTTTGTGTAAAGACCTATTCATGCCAACGCCTTCTTTCTGATAAGTGTTCCTACCACCTAAACACCTACCATCTAATGTAACCGGCCCTGGACATTTGTTTCCAAGGTTATCATAATAAATCTCTTTTATATACTTATCTTTCACCAACATTTGATGTAACTCTTTACCTTTTCCTTTTATATCTTTCTCTGCCATTCTATATGTAGGTCCTTTGAATAATTTTACATATAGTTTTTCTAAGAAATCATACTTTTTTTCATCAGGTAAAGATTTCATCACTTTATTTATTTTTCCTCTATTTTTGTAGATATATTTTTTCATATCATCGTAGAAGAATGTATTTACACTTTCGTTTATTGATTCATTGAATATACTTGTTTTTCGTGCATCAATTTTTAACTTTTTTAGTAAATCATAAATCTGATATATTTCACTATCTTTATTGTGACCAGGATGTAATTCAATATCTATTGTTTTTCCATCGAGTGATGCACCTTTAAATTTTCTATTGATTTTCTTTAAACCTAAATTTAATGCTTTAAGTACTTGTTCAGAGTTTTCATCCATCGGCATATCTTTTGGAAACTCAACTTCAAAACTTTCTTTAACAATTCTAAAGTTGACTACCCTTCTACCATTAATTGTTGGCATACCATGGTCATCTTTTCCGATTGATTTAACAACTACTTTCTTGTTCTTAAATCTACCTGTTAAGATGGTGTCGCCTACTTTTACTGGTAATACGATATTTTCCGACCAAAGTGTTTTCATTTTTTTTATTTTTTAGTTGTGTTTTGAAACTTAAACTTCTCACCTGTAATAGATAACTTATCTATAACTTCAGTTTGAATGTCTCTCAATAATTTCTCTAACTTGTCTTTTTCGACAACCATAGCAGATACTTTGTCTTCTAATGCCTCATTCTTTGCTTTTAACGCTTCCACTTCTTCAGGATTCTTACCTATAAAAGTATAGATAACAACTGAAAGTGAACCAACTAACATACCGACAATTACTTTGAATATATCGTTATTAGTTTCAGGTATCTCAAAAAATGCTAAAAATAACAAAAGTCCCATTACAAGTATGAATACTGTAGCAGCACCTATATATCCTCTTAGTTCTTTATCTTTAAACATATCCCCTCTTTTCTTAAACTCTATTTGTTTTTTTTAAATAATTAAACATCTCATGACCCAATTTCATTCCAAACTTAGAATCACTTGCGTAATGAGCTCTTCCTATATTTCTACTTTTTGATATATCTAATCCTATATTCATCAAATTAAATTTGTGTTTAGGAAACATATCAGATAATACTCTACCTATAAGTATCCCTTGAGTCGAGTGACCGCTTGGATACGATGGAGTATTCATTGATTCCATCTTTGCCTCTTCACCAATCTTGATATTCACTAATGGATGGTCTGCCACTTGATATGGTCTTGGTCTATTATAATGTACCTTTAGTGTTCTTGTAAATATACTTGCGTCATCAATTAATTGTTCTACCAATGCCTCAGGAAATTCTAATCCAACTGTATCAAAGTACTCTTTATATACTTTATCTATCTTATCCATTTTATGCACAAAATCCACATCATGTGGAAGTTGAGATAATTCTTCTAATTCTATACGAGTTTTTGAGGACGCATTACATGGTGGCGGGTTTCCCATGAAGTTTTTTATAGGAAAGTCTTTAAGAAGGTTAGGAATCGTGTTAATCTTTTTTATATCCTTCTCTCTTGGTTTATCCATAAATTTCATGGATTTCAAACTGAGTATATCTGTAAGTTTCATCTTCCTTGTCCGCGATATTTCTTCTTATAGTGTTTACTTCCTTTACTTCTTGATGTTTTGGTCTTTGAGTGTATACCCGGCCTCTTCTTTGGGGGTGTACGATGATAGGTACTAACTACCGCTCTCTTTGCCATTTTATAACCTTTCTAAAACTGAGATGCCGACTTAACCTCATCTATATGTTCTTGTAACTCGTCTAAAGTAACAGGACATTCTAAATCTAATCCTGCTTTATAAACTTCCTCTTTTATACCATCTTTGAATACTATAATGGTCGGCGCCATTCGTATTCTATATTCTTTTTTAGCGTTTGGTGCAGTTGCTATATCAATTCTGTAATAGTGAGTTATTCCTTCAACTTTATCCCAATCGTGGAATGCGTTCTGTTCATTAAACTTTGCCCAAAACTCAACTATAACAATTGACATCTCATCGTCACCAAATGCGGACTTATTAGATATTTTTTCGTCAAAATTACTATCCGTAATCCAATCTTGTCCAAATGTGCTACCACTAATAAGTAACATCAATATCAATAACACTTTTTTCATACTAAACCCTATTTAGTTATTCTTTTGTATTTCGTAGAGTCGTTCATCAATCTTATCTAATTGTTCTTTTATATCATCTACATCATCTTGAGTATCTAAAATAGTCTGGCGAATTAATTCGTCCTTCAGGTCATACTCAGTTCTATCAATAACAGGTGCGGGTAGTTCTTTTGCCTCTTGGATGTCACCTTGAAGAGTAAACCACATTCCAATAACTGTTGCGAGTGTAAAAACAATTACCCCGATTGTCTTTAAATCCAGGGTAATTTTAGTTTCTTCTGATACTTGCTTTGCCATAACAATCTCTTCCTCTATTATCTAAATGTATAGTTTATACCAAATGTTGTTATGAAAAACTTAGAATCCCACATTTGAGTATATTCACCTTCTGCGAATAAACCAATTGATTTTCCGATTTTCCATCCAAAGTTTGCACCTGCTTGGTAATCCCACCATTGTTCACCTTTTGCTGCGTCTGCCAATCCGTACTGGTCCCAATCATTTCTGTATAGGTAGGATAGAGGAACTCTTCCTTGTTCGTCTGTATCGCCCATTACATATTTGTGATAAGGTAGGAATGCTGACCCATACAAGTGTAGCCAAAAGTTTGACTTGTAGTGATAGAAATCGAACCCGACTACTGGTGAAATTAATCCAAATTCTGCAGTGTTACCTAATATTTCTCTATTATATCTTGAAATTAGTTGTTTGTAAGCTCCGTCTCTAAATTGTAAATCCGAAGATGCTATTCTTCTTCCTTCAGGGTCCCACCAAAAGTAACCACCTATGTTTTGTTCTTGACCTGTTACAGGATTTAAAATAGTTGTTGTATAAAATGCGTCTTGATATCCATACTCATATGCTAATTCATACCAATAATTTTGTTGTGTACCATCATCATTTAAAGCACTTACCCAAATCTCATATGGATTAACACCATAAACTCTTTCGTGAGTTCTGAATGCTGCTCCTGCTGATATAGAGAACTTTTTACCAATTGGTAATCTTCCTCTTACTTCTGCTGCACTATAATTAAAGTCAAATGCACCTTGATATCTTTGTTCTAATTTTACAATGTGGTGTTTACCTGTATGTCTAAGGAAGTATCTTAGGTTTTCCCACTCTTCACCTCTTCTTCGTTCCTTCTCAAAGTGGAATAAGTATTCCCAACCTGTTACTGCTGAAGTTGGTGCGATTAGTGCGTTTTGTCTTTCTAAGTTTTGGTCACCTGTCCAAAAGTTACCTGGCTTTCTTTCATACCCAAAACGACCTAATTTACGAATACCGAACCCGATTCTGTAATCTGATGGGAAGTATTCAGTAACATCTACTACTTCAGGTACATCATAAATACCAGCACCATCTGGCGTTCTAATTAGATATTTCTTATCTGAACTTTCGTAAGGTGCTCTATAATCACCTGCTCCATATACTGTTGCGTATTTGAAGAAGTTATCATAGAAAGTTTTTAATATTGGTTTTTTGTCTTTCTTTTTTTCATCTTGTGCATTGACACCCATTGGTACAATCATCAAGATAATCATCAAAATTGATAATAAATTTCTCATTGTGGTTCTAACCCCTCTTTACTTTTTAGCAAATTTTTCTAACCCTGCGATACCAAAACAACCAAGAGTTACAAATACGAATGAATTGTAAATGAACTCGTTGATTACTAAATCTTTTCCAAAGTATCCAGTTGCAAGGTCAAAGAATGCGAATAGAGTCATGACTGCGAAAGACATGAAACCAATTACATTCTTTTCATTAATGTCGTTGTCGTCCTTAAAGATGTTTTTAAATGCCATCCATTTTCTCCCGATATATTTAAACATAATATATAACCTTTTATTTAAAACTGATTACTAATATAAATAGTCTATTTTAGTATTAACCGTTGATGTCATTTGAATTAATTAAAGTGTATGTAAATGAGTTGCCCCAAACATCTCTTGCTTTTCTACAAATTTCCATAAACAACTTAAAATCATCGTTTGCTGCGATTACTTGACACCCTGCCGACCACTTGTCAACTTGTACTGATTTACCACCTTCTCTTGCAGTCGCTCTGTGAATGTTGATACCATAGATTCCCTCATGTACATTCTCTTCAATAAAGTCGTATGTGTCATCTCTATCACCATCTCTATATACTTTTAATGGTTTCTTTTGTCTCAATGCCTCATACTTACCTTGATGTAGTCCAATCTTATGTGAACCTCTGTATTGACCTTCTTTTAGAATTGCCACTCCATTTTTATTTAGAAGTTGTTTTTCAGTCCAATGTGAACCTGGGTCCGTGGTTGCATCAAAACAATGAAAGTTCCACTCACCATTCTCATTTTTATATGAGATAGTAAGATGGTCATCGAACCTATTTGTTACTTCATTATTAGTATCTGCGTTTCTTACACCAACGATATTTACATCATAGTTGTCCGATGTAAACCATTTGTATCCTTTTGCTTTTACTGCGTCTTGTATTTGTTCTCTTGTATAAGACATGATTATTTCCTTTTTTTACGACCTGCACAATGAGCTTTTTGTGAGAAACCCTTTGGATTACTGCAGTCGATTGATTTTTTATATTTATCTGACCATTTCTCATCAATCTTTTTGATAAGTTCCTCTAACCTTTTTTCCAAGGTTTCTTTTTTAGATGGGAGTCCTTTATGTTTAGTTGCCGCATATTTTCTAACATCAGATGGTTTCATGTTCTTAGCAACCTTTTGCGCATCCTTTGAGAAGTCTGACGCCTTTGCATCACCTTTTTGTATCGCTCTAACGATACCCATGAATTTCTGTTGTTGTTTACTTAATGCGGGCATAAAATCTCCTTACTAATAAGTATCTAATAAAAAATTTATAGGGATGGTCCAAGTAATATCAAATGGGTCATTAACCTCTGCTACGCCCTTTTGTTCGTTGAGTGATATAAGAGTCACCCTTTCGCCCTCTACCAGACTTCCCCTGTGATTGCTGAAGGTCTCCCTCATCAATATTTTTTTTCCTATTTCTTCTTGTAAATTTTTCATAAGTTTCGTAGTATTCGTCTTCAAAGTCTATACTTCTTAAATCAATTTTTCCCATGTTTGATTATCCTTAAATTCTTGATTTTTTCAAGAAATTGTTCAACTGTATAATTTTTGTTTTGTTCGTCTTTTATTTTGACTTCTGTAAGTGTATCAGGATATTTTTCTACCAATCTTTCAAGAATTCCAAACCCTTCTTCTGTCCAAAAATTTTTGAAAGAAACCTCACCTAAGATGTTTGTTGTAAAGTCTGCATCTTCTTCTGAATCGTCTGGTAGTAATATAAAGTATCTCATAGATTTATTAAACTTTTTTCATAGTGTTTTATTCGATTAACCTTTATATTAAATATGTCTAACTCAAACGAACCGACTTCTAAATCGTTCCCGTCAAAGATTTCTGACCACTTTTGGATGTAGGAATATGAGTTGTTTGTAAGTCTATTTGCATCAAAACTTATTTCAATATCAGAGTCTTCGTGGACATTTATTTTTTCTCTTAAATCAAAATTAGTATTTGGTTGTTCCAATTTTATGTAACTATCAATTGCGTCTTCATCAATATCAATTGTAATTCTATCACACCATGGTTCTAAAATGTTTAGTATTTGGGAATTACCATTCTCTACATTGAACTCAATATCATATTTATGTGGAACTTCAGGCAACATTAAATTATCATGTTTTACAAAATGTCCCCATTTTCTAATAAAATTCCTTGTTGACCTCATGTTTTGTTTCAACCACTCATCTGACTCTTTACCCACTTCAGTTAATGTTGGATTATATCTTGAACCTCTACAAGTCATATGATATACACACCCATCCCAAGTCTGAATCAAGTCGTATCCATTCAGTAAGAATCTGTTAAATATGTCAGAGTCTTCTTTTGATTGTGGTGCGTAAAGTGGGTCGTGCCCACCGATTGAGGTGAAGTCTTCTTTGAATAAAAACCAAGGTGCAAATATACCTTTAGTTGTTTTTCCGTGTTTGTATCTTTCTTTACCTGAGTTAAACCATTCTAAGAATCCATCTTCATCAAAGTCTTCAGGTTCAGTTTTCCAATCCTTCAACACTTTTTCAGGCCCATCGGGGTGAAGTGGTGGTTCAATTCTTGTCAATGAAATAACACTTAATGGTTTAATATGTTCTAATACAGATTCCAATGCGTTTGGACAGAGATACATATCAGCATGATAGATTCCTACAATCGGAGTAGTTGCAACTTCATTTATCAATCTATCATACAGAATAGTATGTCCCAATCTTGTTGGTCCTTCATTTCTAATAGCTTTGAAGTTTGGGTCTTCTTTCATTCTCTCTTGACACCACTCCCAAGTTCCATCAGAACTGAAATCATCTGCTACACATATTGTTGGGTCAGGTCCACCATTTTTTCTGATTGACTCGTATGACCATTTTAAATACTTCAAGTTATCTCTTGAAGGTTGGATAAAACTAATATCTTTTTTACTTAACATAATTTTTTACCTTTTTAATTAAATCATCGTAGGTTTGTACATGATATATTTTTTGACCTGATAGTTTAGGGAAGAATCTTTCATATGAGTTATGCTTTACTTCATACCCTTTTATTCCATATATAATATTTTGTCCACCAAAGTATGATGCCAATGCTGAGTTACCACCTTGTGTTGATATATGATAATCACAATTACTCAAAACTGCCATTTGTGTTGTATTGTAATCTAACTTGTAATCTTTTTGGAAGTCTTGCATCAATGGAATCCCCATTTGATTTGCCAAGTTCCAATCACCCCATACTCGTTGTGGACTTCCATCATTCGTAATATCAGTTGAGGATGGTCTATTATATACAACTTGAAATTTATCTTTACACAACTCAAATATTATTTGTAATGATTCTAAATCAATGTAATTTATAGGATGGTTACCCCATTCTGTTTGAAACTTATTTGAGATTACCAATAATGGTTTCTCTAAAAACATTTCATACTTTGATTGATAATAATCTTTTAGATTTGGTGGTGACCATTTATCTTCCCACATCAGTTTATCACCAACGACAGGTTTTGAAAAAACACCTGCCACATGATTATGTGGTTTGTAATAAGATTTACCATCGATGTCTACTCTTAAAAATGGTTCTCGTGAGTTGTATATTTCATTTACTTTTATATTCGGATAAAGTAACTTTGCACCAACTGCACCATTCACTACAATGTCTTGACCTTGCTCTTTATACCAATTCACTAAAGGTAGTGCGGTAAATAACTCGTAACCAAATTCACCATTAATATCGAATGTCATTACAAATCCAATTTTAATTGTTTACCTTTATAAAGAGATTTTATGTAATCTTCTAATCTATCTTTTGGTTCCCAGTTAAGAAACTCTATTGCTTCATCAGACTCTCTGATTGTCTCTCTGTAATTACCATGTTGGTCTGGAATATATACTTTAGTTGCACCACCATACTTTACAAACATATCAGCAACTTCATTGATTGAGTAATTCATACCTGTACCGAGTTCCCATGCGTCAAATGTTGGTTTAACATCATGTCCATTCAATCTTAGTAATGCGTCAACAATATCGTATACATGAGTAAAGTCTCTTCTTTGTTCACCATCACCAACGATTGTTATTGGTTCACCACTTTGAACTTGTCTTCTCCAGATACCAATCACTGCCGCCCAATCACCTTCGATAACTTCATGTGGTCCATAGACATTATAGAATCTACAAATCTCAATATCCATATTGTAAGTTCTTTTATATAACTTACATAATTCTTCACCAAGATATTTACAAGCCGCATATGGTGATTGATATGGGTCGTGGTGTTTTGAAGATGAACCTGCGTAAATTACTTTTAAATCTTTTTTTCGTGCCCACTCAAGAACTCTTTGAGTGCCTATTGTGTTTACATTAAAGGTTTCTGATGGATTTTCGAAAGATGGCTGGATTCTTGATAGTCCAGCCAAGTGATAAACTAAATCAAAACTATCATCCATTCCAAAATAATAGTTTACATACTCAACCGTGCCCTCGACATAATGACACCCATTTACATGATTTTTTTCTGTACCTGTTGAGTAATCATCAAGAGATACTACTTCGTGTCCGTTTGTAACTAATCTTTTAATTAAATTTGTACCGACAAATCCGGCACCGCCTGTAACTAATATTTTCATAATAATGGTATTCTATTTGGATTATCTGTTCCCTCTATTGGTTTTACAAAAGTTTGGTCATCGTGTTCAGGTAACCTACCCCACTTGTTGATAAACTTTCTTGCGTTATTTGATTCTGATTCTTGTTGTCTTTTTGATTTAGAATTTAATTTATCTTTTGCCTCATCTCTAAAATGAGAACCTCTTGCTGAAAAATGATATACAACTGACTTGGATGACATAACAAATTTATATCCTTCTAATTGCATTCTAATAAATAAATCCATGTCATCGTATGATGCGGGTGCGAATAGTGGGTCGTTACCACCAATCCAAACATAGTCTTCTTTTTTACAAAAGAATCCTGCACCACCACCTTTTCTTACACGAGTCTCTGGCATATCTGATAATTTTTGTGACCAATCATCAAACCACTCTTTATCAAAGTTATGATGGAATTCTCCAAACTCATCAGTTGATACAAATACAGTACCAGGTCGGTAATCAGGGTCATTAGGAAATATTTTAGGTTGGATTCTAAATGACGATGCGATTATTCTATCAATACCATCACCCTCTTCTACAATCTTTTGTAACTCTATATCTTGATTTGGTGCAATCCACATATCAGAATGGATTATGTTTACATACTCGGTTTCTGATTTGTCAACACAGAAGTCCATACCACCACCGATTCCTCTTGGTGTATCATTATGTTCTATAAAACCTTTTAGATTCTTATCCTCTTGCATTTGGTTAAGTAACCACTCGTCTGTACCATCAGTACAATTCTCTGCGTGAATCACAATCGGTTGGTCTTTGTAATATGCATTCTTTCTTACTGATTCGTAAGCAAGTTTTACATAATCAAGATTATTATTTGTCGATATACAAGTTGTTATTGGACTTTCCATACATCTTTCCATTTATATGTTTTCGTTTGTTTCATAAAGTTGTAAGCATTGTATTTAGAATACTCACTTGCTTTAGGATACCAATCGGTTGACTTTCTTTGTTCATTTATATCTTTTCCATCCTCACCAACAACATATTTTCTTTTTCTTGGATGTTCTCTGTTATGTACTAATAAAATATTCTTTACAATATACAAAGGAATTTGGTTATTTCCAAATATTGTTAACATTTTATTCATAAAAGCAGTATCTTCGTGAGTGAAGAATACTGATTTAGGTATGTTTACACCACTTCTAATGATTTCAGATGAGATTACTAAACCACATCCGTTAAATTTGTAGTTGTATGTAGATTCTATATGTGGTGATTCAACATCTGAATTTATCTCTTCCATTTTATCATAATCCATATAACATCTTGTTCCATACCATGCGTGTGCGTCTCTTGGTAAATCAGTTAGTTTTGGATGTTCTAATGGTTTCCATGAATCATCCCACATTTTACAAGTTGAAAAAAACCCAACCCACTTTGGTGTTTGGTCTTTAACTGCTTCATGTAATGATAATATTGTTTCCATCGCTTGTGATGGTACTAACATATCAGATTCACCCCAAAACAATACATCTACAAGTTCACAATACTTTTCGTTAAAATCTCTTCTGTAATCTGCGATTGTATATAAGTCTTGAGTTATATCGTAGTCCAACTCATACCCATCGTTTTCTAAACTATCACAGACTCTTATGAATTCCTTTTTTATGTCGTACAAATCCTTGCTGGATTTTTCTAAATCCTGATTTGTTACTAAACATAAATCAATCAGTACTTTATCTTTTTGATTACCAATTGATATTTTCAGAGAATCTACATATTCCTCGAACATATCAATTTCATACCATTGTACTAAACAACCTGCTGCTACCATAATGTATCTCTTGGAATCCCTTCCCAACCAGGATTAGTTTCTGAATCAATTACCCACGAAACATTTTGTTTCTGCAACCATTGATAGATACCTTTAGTTGCGTTTGCTACTGACTTGATTTCTCTTGGCCCCATTGATGTTTTTGCATAAACAATCTTCTCGTGTTCGTCACCATAGAAGTGTTCTTGGAATACTCTTTGTGTATCATCTTCAGTTCCGTTTTCAAATGATGATAAATCACCAATGTCCCAACCAACCGTAACAATCTTTTTACACCCTAAGTAAAGTGCTAATGGGATTGCCATTTCGTACATGATACCAGGCCCCCAAGGTTGATTGAATCCATATTCGGGGTGGTCTAACTTCATAGTGTCCCAATCCTCTCGTTCTGATAATGAGTGAATCATTTTGTTAGGACCAACTCCACCACCTGTATTTGGATTGTTTCTAAATATAGGAATGAATAAATCTGATTCTAAATTATTCTCGAAAATCATTTGAGGATGGAATTGTTCAAAGATTGCCCATGTGATGATTGATTTGTTATCTGACCAATCGTATGGTGCGAAGTTACAAAAGTTTAGTAAGTGAAAGTCAGTAACATCTTTTACTAAATTATATGATTGTTTGATTGGCATACATAACTTGTCTGCCATAAACTCATTAAGGAATTGTTTATCATACTTTTTGAGTGAAGGACCACCTGCAATTATATATGCAGTTTCATCTTTGTACTGATTCTTTAGTACCTTTAATCTATCTTCAGGTTCTTCTAATTGTAAAAGTTCTTTTCGTAACTTACTTGTTTGTAATTTCATTGAATTGTTTCAAAGTTTGTTCCCATGATTCAAACCTAATACCTCTGTCATCTATGTAACAGATTGCTCTTGGTTTTTCACAAGTTATTTCTTTTATATAAGTATCAATCTCATTAGGTGGGTCATATACAGTTCCATCATGGAATCCTTTTGAATTACCATGGACAACACCATCAAAGTCTATCGCAACTTGATAGTTGTTTTCGTGGTGTTGCATTTTGTCATATTCATCAATATTCATTTATTTGTTTCTTTTTCTAAATACATCACCATTTCTATATGAATAAGAACCATAGATAAACTTTCTTGGTGATTTTGTATTAAATTGTTTAGATACTGAATGATATGAATCAGGCGTTGATAGGAAAAATACTCCTTTGTTTTTCTTTGCCTCAACTGTTTGGTGTACAGGTAATGCGTTTTCGTTCCATAACCTTTGGTCTAACCTTGTCATACTATCAGATGAATGTATTACAAAGTCACCACCTTCCCAATCTTTATCATTAAAGAATATCAAGAAGTTCCAAATTCTCTTGTCAGTATCTCTATGTATTTCTCTTACATATCCATCTGTCGCTGACGACCAATCTATGTGTAAAAAACAATTGGTTTTAAGTGAACTATCTTTAGATATTACACTATTCCATTTTTTTAAATCGTCATTATAATAGTCTACAAAACTATGAAATACAGAATCGTCATTCAGATAGTTATAAAACTTTTTCCAAGTTGGTGCAGTTTCTAACCATTCATTGAACTTAGGACTTCCTGAGTTCATTTTTTTTCTACCACCCATTACTGTTCCTTCTGAAGATACATCAGGGAACTCTTGTATAAGATTCTCAAGTGTTTCTTCATCAAAACAATTTTCTACTTCTATAATAGGAAACGGGTAGTCCGTTGAATTTCCTTCACTAAAATTTATCATATCTTTCTTTCTATTTTATGTTTTCGTACTCTAATATCTTGACATTCAGTCCTTTAAGTACTTCCATTTCTTTATTATAATTATGCACCCTACGACCTTCCCTATCAAGTCTTGATGTAGGGTCTGCTAAATCATAGTAATGATATCTTCCTTTTTTATTTGGAATATTTTCAGTATAAAATGTATTACCAAAACTCCAAACCTCATCGTATTTATCACAGGCAATCTTGACTAATTGTAATCCTATACAATTTGAGTCAGTACCAAATACATTCGTTACTTTTGTCATATCAATATTTTGAAGAAGTCTTAAGTATCCTAATTTTGCATTTGTTTCAACTTTGAACTTATCAAATATATCGTGACCCAGTTTTGCTAATTCTTTTAATTCGTAATCCACTTTTTCTTTTGTCCAAGGTGGAGTCCAATTTGCTGCTGGTGGTCCTGCCGTTCTAATCCAATACTGATTAACATCATGAATAGTATCATCTAATCTATGTGTTTCTGATTCACCTGCTACTGCGTCTATAAACTCAGGCGAATGTCTGAATGACCACACATCAGTTTTTGTTCCAACATATTTTTCAAATCCCTCAATCCGATACCAGTTACATCTGATAACAACATCAAAGTATTCGTCTATGAATTTACCATATTCATATTCAAGAACCGAAGGTGAATTACCAATTACGATTGCTTTCATTAATCGTATTTTTGATATATTTTTTCTTCAAAAAATTCTGAGTTTAACAAGTGATTAATTTCTTTCTTTTCAGCTGCTCTTCTATCATTTGTATAATAAACTGCTCTTGCTAACTCAATAAACTCTTCGTCAAATTTATCATCTTTTTCTTTTAATCTAACTGAATCTTCGATGACCCACATTTGACCATTGGTCTTTTTAAGTCTATCATAGATTTCTTTTAGTTCTTCACCACCTGCATTCCAAAATGGTTGTAACTTATCTTGTAAGTAATTAAGTTCATTTTGTATATTTTGTTTTTGAACTTCATCCTTTACATTTTCAAGTTTTATTTCAAGGATTGATAACTTATCGAATGCGTCACCAATCGGTGTTTTAATTTCTATTGCCATAGTTTTCTAACATTTTTTTAATACCATCTTCTAAATATACAAAATTTTTATGAGATACACAACTTTTTAGTTTAGAAAGTGATGGTCGTCTCCACTTAGTATCATTACCCCATGCCTCTTTGTATTTCTTTTTATATTTTTTACCCATGATTCTATGAATAGTTTTAGCTAAATCTTTGATTCTAACCTCTTCATCAAATCCGATGTTTATAATTTCGTTGTCGACATTTTCAATAATCTGAGATGCCATCTCTGCATGGTCTGTTACATAACAAAATGACCTTGTTTGATTACCATCACCATATAGATAAAATTCCTCATCTGATTGTATTCTTTCGATAAATTCAGGAATTACTTGTCCATATCCATTTGTTGCCATTCTTGGTCCGTAAGTATTAAATGGTCTAAGAATCACGAAACTCTTTCGTTTCTCATTTGCCCATAACCTTGTCAAAAACTCACCTATACCTTTTGAGGATGCGTATGAATCTCTATCAGCTGATGGGTGTAGAATCATTGCGTCCTCTTCTTTTGTTGGTATTGCTGGTTCTGGTCCATAAATCTCAGATGACGAGGCATAAACTACTTTCTTAACTGATGGTGTACATCCGTTTAACACATTCTGAGTCATTAGGATATTGTTGTTACAAACTTTAAATGGAATATCATAAAAATATCTTGTTCCATTTATTGCTGCGTAGTGAACAACTACATCGAACTGATGTTCTAACATAAACTTTTTTATTGGGTCTTGGTAAACCAAATCCAACTCTTTGAATGTAAAGTTTTCATGAGTTGGTAAGTTACTTAACTTTCCTCTGAAAAAGTTATCTACTCCAACAACCTCGTGACCTTTATCTAATAAACTATCACAAAGATGTGAACCCAAAAATCCTGCTGCACCTGTAACTAATATCTTCATTAAATATCGTATCTCATTCCTGGTGGTACTTTTTTCACGAACTTATCATTTTCTTCGTCAATAAATCTGAAAATGTCCACATCAATTTTATATTTGTCACATAATACTTTCATAGCTTTAGTATCTTTAGGAAGACACATTCCACCATAACCACCAAAGTCTTTATTTACATTTAAGTAGTGACCTTCACCAACTCCGTGAAATAAAAATGCATCCTTGATTGCATCATAGTTTGCACCAAAGTGTTTAGCTACTTTGTAAAAAGAATTTGCAAATGTGATTCTCATCGCTTTGTAAGTATTAGAAAAGTACTTCATCAACTCTGCGTCAATTATTTTTACTTTTACCTTGTGCATTGGTAATCTACCATGACTCTTTACAATCAAATCATAGTTTTCATCACTATCAGTACCAACAACTAAAATGTTATTATTGTATACAAAGTCTTCGTATGCACATCTTTCTCTTAAGAACTCAGGTACAAAACACATATTCAGATTTGGATATTCTTTTCTTAATCTATTTGTTGTACCAGGTTCTATTGTACTTTTTAATGCCACAAGACCCTTGTAATTAAAACTACTAAGTTGATTTATTACACTATTAACTGCAGTTAAATCACATTCATCATTTGGACCTGTTGGAGTTCCAACTGTAATAAAAACTATTTCTGTATCTAAAGTATCTTCAATCTTAGTTTCTGGCATCTTGATATCATAACCAACGACATCATGTCCCAAGTATTCAAATCCTTTAGATATTGCAGAGCCGACTGCTCCGATTCCGATTACTCCTAATTTCATTTTTTCCATATATAATTCCAATTGTTTTTATGCCATTTTCCGGCTTTTATATTCTCTATGATTTCATAGTGTTCCATCCTTGGGTCAAAGTAATGTGGTTTACAATACAAGTGACCATATAGAGGTACTGACCCATCTGTTACTGAGTCTGCAAGATTCATGAAACTTCCCTCGTAAACATGAATTTCTTTTGCTTTTTGCATTATTGTTGCGTAGTCTAATATATGCCCATGCCTTCCATCAACATTGATTACAGGTAAATCTTTATTTTCAAAGTGACTTCTGTCAATAGGATGCATATGTCTATGTGCGTTGTCTGATTGTCTTTCATGGATTATAATATAATCTTTTCCATGTTTGTCGACTATTTCGTTATATAACTTAGTTTCTTCGTTTAAATCTCTATTCCAAGTTAAGTTTCGCCAAGAACTTGTATGTTCTACACTATCTTTGAATACAATTCTTTTTGACTTTTCTTTTGTATAAATTGGCGACTTTTTACCTAAAACTATATTATTAACATCATTATATAATTTTACATTTAACCAATTTAAGGCAGGAACATCTAAATAGACCATATCGTATTCTTTACAATAGTACTCTTTTATAACTGATGAGAACATTAACCCATCACCTACTCCACGCTTATGCCAAATATCAGCTATCTTTTTCATTAGCTTAACATCTTTTCAACTATTTCGATATCTTCAGGATAATCAACTGCGTGTGATACATTCTCTACCATCACCATCTTTACTTTATATCCCATTTCTATAAATCTATCAATCTCGATATCTTCTTGAGATTCAAGTGGTGTCTTTTTACCATATTCCCAAAATGATTTTAAATGTTCTCTATTGAATCCATAGATACAAACTTGTTTTAGTGGATTACTGGTCGAACCCTGTTTTGTCCCTGGGAGTGGACTTCTTGAACACCAAATCAACTCATCATTTAGATTTGTGATTACTTTTGGTATCTTTGTATCTTCTACTCTTTCGTGAGGATTAAGTTTCGCCATACAATTTACAATGTGGTCAGGATTATTTATCTTTGCCTCAATTACCTTTTGGATATCCTCTGGCGATAACATTGGTTCATCACCTTGTACATTGATAATAAAGTCTGCGTCAATCTCTAATGACGCCTCTGCGACTCTATCTGTTCCTGTTGGACAATCGTCTGAAGTTAGAATTACTTTCCAACCATGTTCTTTTACAACATCAACGATTTCTTGATTCTCAGTTGCGATGTAAACATTCTCTTGTCCTACCGCCCACTTCGCAGTTTCAGCTACCCAAAGAATCATCTCTTTTCCATGAATCTTGGCAAGAGGTTTGCCAGGGAATCTTGATGATTTGTATCTTGCGGGGATAACTACTGCCACTTTAGGTTCTAATACTCCATCAAGTTTCTTTTCATCAAAACTTACTGATTCAGGAATATCAAGTAATACATCTTCTATTCTATTAGGATGTAAAAAAGATTGTTGTAAGTTCTGAGGATATAACGGATGAATATGTTTCAACCCACTAACCATATAATTGTGTGTGAATCCCCACTTGTGTTCTTCCATCAAAGGAATCATCCAATCAGAAATAACTTTTTGTAAAGGTTTACAATTATACTCAGTTTTATCATGTGAAAGAAATTTCATCTTGTCTTTCGCATATTGATGATAAGTTACAAGTTGTTCGGTTTTTACATTACCGACTCCTCTACCCATTCCAAGTAAAGTACCATCCAACCAAAGTGCTCCTTCGGATTCTGCGGCAATACAATTAGCGAATGCAAGACCAAGGTTATCGTGTGTATGAACCCCAATCTTTGAATCACCTTCAAATAGTTCAACAACTTGTTTTGTTCTATCAGGCGTCAATGCACCATACGAATCAGCAAAGTATAATACAAGTGGGTCTAATCCACTCATTACTTTTACAAAGTCATATATTTGAGTATCAGTCAATAAAGTTATACCCATCAGATTTACTATCAAATCATATCCCTTTGCTTTGACATAATCACCAATCTTGACAGAATGGTCTAACTCCGAATACTTTATTGCCAGACGACAGATGTCAAATGGTGAATCTTCACTATCATGGATAACATCATCAATCAATGAATAATCTACTTCATCATCTTTGATAAAGTCTTTTGCGTCAATCATAAACGCAAGTTTCAAGTTTACTGGTTTTCTATAATCTAATACATCCCAAATAAACCTATCGTTACACTTACGATACTTACCACCCTTAACAGGTGACTTGTATCCCATTTCCATCACTCCAACTCCTGAAAGGTCAAGGGCTTGTACTAAGTCTTTGACCATCTGAGTGTCAAAGTTCCAATTGGTGTAGTAACCACCATCTCTTAATGTACAATCTAATATCATAGGAAATTGTTAAATTTTCTTTTTGACACACGAATCGTTCCCAAAATGGGAGTTACACGAGGGTGTCATAATAATCGTTTTGTTTTATTTGTTTTTCAATATCTTTGTGGTGGAACAATGCTAGTTCCTCTACCCAAGGTAAATTTGAAATAGTATCAAACCCATCGAGTTTCTCGTGTACCTTATTTATCCAACGAATGGATTCGGATTTCTTATAAACTCTCCATTGTGGGTCTGGCCAATTCACTCTACCTTTATCATCAACATTCCACTTCCATTTTTGAATGTACTCATCTGTTAACCCATCTACCAAATTTACTCTCGGTACAAGGATTACATCTACTGAATTCATTTCAAGGATTTGTGGAAGGTTTTGAATTAGTTCTTCGTTTGGAATCTCATCTGCATCAATCTGAAATATGTAATCACCATTACACAAATCAGTTAACTTGTTTTTCCAATTTGCAAAATGCCCATCAAACTCACCACTATGCCATGAGTAACTTGGGTTTACTGATTTTGCTCTTAAATATTCCTCTACTTTTTTATCACCATTTTTAGAGTCGTATAGTATTACTATCTCATCTTCTGGTCTGATATTATCTAAAAGATATGGAATTAGTTTTTGAATTTCTGTAAATTCATTACAAACTGTAACTGCGTAACTTATTTTCATAATTTAATTTTATAATCCTACGGGTGGAGTATCTTGTGTTGTTTCCAAATCCGTATCATCTTTCCTTACTTGTTCTTCTTGCCTTCTCTTAGACCTCGGTGCTATTTTATCGTAAACACCGAAATCATAATTATACACCGTAACTTGACCTACATTCTTTTCTACTAAAGTTCTGTATCCGTTTTGTAGGTCTTTGTTTTTTAACTTTGATGTATAAAATTGTTTAGAGTTAACTTCTACTCTTAATTTACTTAAATCTAATTTTCTAATCTTAGGAGTATTACTTGTTACCTCATCTAAATCTTCTGCGAGTTTAATAAACTTATCTGGTGCACAATCTTTCAAGTCTAAACAATGAAAGTAATTTTTAAAATTAGGTTGTAGAATAAAGACAAACATATCTCTCTGAGTATTGTCTCGTTTCTTATATCTAATCTTAGCGACCATACCTCTCTCTAATTTAGAATTAGAGACTCTTGTAGGGTCTGTCATATTACTTCTATGTCTACTTGTATAATCAGGCATCTTTCTTCTTCAATTTAGGTAACTTTAATCCTACTTGTGTTGGACCTTCACCAACTTTATATTTTTCAAGTAATTCACCCAACTTGGTTGTCATGTGTTCTTGTGTAAAATTATCTCTAACAAATTGTCTATTCTTACGAGACATCTCTAATGCTTTCTTGTAATTTTTATACACAGATTTCAAAACACCAGTTGCTTGTTGGTGGTCTATCTTAAACCACTTTGAACCTTCGATGTTCCATTTATTTCTTGCTGATGGGTGTACTTCTTCTATCTTACCACCAACTAAGAAGTTAAATGAAGGATTTAAAAAATCTAAGTGACCACTCCATGCTGATGCAATAATAGGTTTACCACTAATACATGCCTCAAGTAATGGTCTACCAAATCCTTCACCATGAGTAAACGATACATGAGATTTTACTTTTGGATGATTATATACTGAATTCATTTCGTCATCGGTTAAATCACCATCTAATATATAAATATTAGGGAAGTTACTTCCACCAATTCTTCTTTTACATCTTTCAATTATCTTTTTAATTCTATGTATATTTGATATGGAAGGATTTCCATTATTAGTTTTTAGAATCAACGCAGGTTTACTACCACCTCTAAGATTTGTACCTTTAAATGTATTTAAGAAAACTTTTATTAATGAGTATATATTTTTTCTATCATGTCCATCATCACCAGGCAACCAATGTCCTACAAATAAGAAACAAAATTGTTCAGGTATTTTTTCAAATACTGATTTAACATTGTTATTAATAGGTTTTTTGTTGTCATAGATATTCTTATCAAACCCCTCAAACAAAACCTCAACAGGTTTTTCTAATTTCAATTCACCAATCTTTTGTTTAGTTTGGTCATTAAGTTTATCATAGACTGCACTTAATGTTCTTGCTGAATGAACGGATGATGTTAGGGTTAAATCCATTCTATTACATCCATCAATAAATTCTGCAGATGCATCAGAGGTTTCAATAACTGCAGATACACCAATATTAAAATTACCTACTGGCTGAAATTCACTTGGGATAGTTATCTGAATCCATACTTCTGGTTTCTGTTCTAAGTTATTGATGATTCTTGAAGTTAAATCACTATCTTCTGGTGTCAATGCATTCATAGGACATTGACCCCATCTTTGAGACAAAATTTTAATATCCCATTCCTCACCCTTTACATCTATTAAGGACCTAACGAAATCTCTACTTCTTGCTCCATAACCACTTCTTGTAGCTATTGGACAACTAATTACACATAATTTTTTCATACTTTGTAAATATCAAATCTTTGTCTTGGTTTCCAATTTTCTAAACACCCATCAATTGCTTCAATGAATTTTTCACCCATTTTTTCTGATGCCATGTCACCATCGTTGAGAATGAAGTCATGACCTTTTTTACCAGCCTCTTCACATCCATCTCTTCCCTTTTCATACCATCGTTGTATTGCCTCACCAATATCTTTATATGAACATCTGTCATCAAAAATATATGGAGTCAAAGGTGAACCTTGTAGTGATAAGTTAGATGGCCATATAGGTTCTACCCACTCACCCCAAGTTAATTCATCTATGATAGGATTGTCTTTGTCGTGTAGTGACCCAATCTCAACATAATCATCTGCGGTTAAAAACTTACCATTTCTTTTGAATCCACATTGGTCTTGTAGTCCACCTGTAACATTGACTACAACAGGAGTACCTGCTCTTAGTGCTTCACAAGAACCTAATCCAAACCCTTCATTGGATGCTACATTTAAAACTATATCACATGAATTGTAAAACATATTTAGTTGTTCGGTTGAAAGTTTGTCTGTACTAAACCCTACATTACCAAACTTACAATTCATTTTAGCTAACTCAGGCATATCAGTACCATTATCATCAATCGGATTTGTATGCATCCACAATAACATTTTTTTATCGGGGTGTTTTGCTGCAAATTGTTCAAATCCAAGAATCACATCACCTGGTACTTTTCTACGAATATTTCTATTACACCACCCAACTATAAAATCATAGTCATTAAGTTTATACTTGTCTTTGTATGCTAATAGATTAGTGTCTGTAATCTCAAGTGGTTTGAATAATGGTGTTACACCATGTGGTATATATTTGTATGCCCAATCTTCTTTTGCCATATCATACCAATCAAGAGTTCTTTTGTTGATACCATATGTTTGTTTTGAAATACCTAATAGTAAATCACAACTTGCATAAAATGGTGAATTCCAATGTGGGTCTGGCAAAGAGTCCCAAATGTTGTAATACATGATTGGACAAACTTGTCTTACCTCAACTTCCATATCATACAACCATCCCCAAAATCTTGGGTCTGTAAAATGTAAGATGGCGTCAGGTTTTTCTATATTGATTAGTTGTCTTAAGATTTCAGGATTACCATAGCCAGTATTTGCGTATATTTTTAGATGTGCATCTTCTACGCCTGTAAACTTTCTTATATCATCGTCCAATATGAATTGTTTTCCGTGGTCAGGGTGTTTAAGTGCCGCACCCAACTGAACCCAATCATATTTGTGTATAGTAGATACAACAATCTCTTTAGATTGTGTTGCGATTCCACTATGTAATCTTAAATCATCTGAGAGTAAAAGTATCTTTGGTTTTTTAGGACCATCATTAGATACCTTTCTTAGTTTTGGTAGTTCTATACTCATTCTATAACTTCTTCTTTTTATTTAACTATAAATATACAAAAAATATTTATTAAATCCTATTATATTCATCAGAAATTCTAACAATATCATCTTCACCAAAATAAGTGCCAGTTTGAACTTCTATGAACTCAACAACTTCATCAG